GGACGAAGTTCTTATGTTTGCTTTTAAACAAGCGCACGAAAAGAACATGACATTTAACGACTTTGTTAATCAAGTGTTGCGTGATTTTATTGACAAAGTTAATAAAGGCGAGTATACTAAAGAAGAAGCCCAGCGGTGGGTAGCCGAAGGTGGACAATGGCCGTTTAAGAAAGAAACAGATGAAGATCAAATTAGTTAGTGACCTCCACTTAGAGTTCAGCGACATCAACATTCAAAATGATCAAGACTACGATGTACTGATCCTCGGCGGCGACATTATGGTTGCCCAGGATCTCCATGACCATCCAGAGATGGACTATGGTATGTACACCAACATCAACTTGGAAAGTCTCGGACGCCGCCAGCGCAAAGCACAGGCCTACAGAGACTTTTTGAAACGTTGTAGTTTTCAGTTTCCCCATGTTATCTACATCATGGGCAATCACGAATTCTATCACGGAAAGTTCTATGGTGCTATCGATTACATGCGTGAAGAATGTGCCAAATATCCCAACATTCATATGTTGGAACAAGATACTGTGACCATTCAAGATCGTAATAAAGAAACTGGTGAAGTCACTGATGTGGTGTTTGTGGGTGGTACGCTTTGGACCAACATGAACCGGCGTGATCCGTTAACCATGCATGCCATTGAAGGTATGATGAACGACTTCCGTGTTGTGCGTAACGATAAGAGAAACTATGCTACTATGAGTGCGTTGGATGTGGCTATTCGACATGACAAAACTTTGGGTTACATCAAACACGTTGTTCGAGAACATAAAGACAAAAAGTGTGTTGTAGTCGGACATCACAGTCCAAGTTTCCAAAGCTGTCACGAACAATACGGCAATGATCATTTGATGAATGGTGGCTACCACAGTGATCTCAGCGAATTCATTTTGGATCACCCACAGATTGTGTTATGGACACATGGACATACTCATCATCCGTTTGACTACAAGATCGGTGAGACTCGTGTTGTGTGTAACCCACGTGGTTATGAAAACGATGGTTACAGCGAAGACACAGGCTGGAACCCTAATATTTTATTGGAGATTTAAATGACAGAAGAAACTCAAGTATCTGTACCAGAAATGGTTCGATTGACTGCAAGTAATAGTTTAGAATTTATGACACAGATTGCCGATCACATTGACAAACTAGAGCAACATGTAGTACAATTAACAAATCGTATAAATGAACTCGAAAGTGTTCAAAATGGAAACAATAATTCGTCACAGTGATACTTGTATTGTAAAACAAGCAACTACAGGTCGAGAAGCAGAGGGTGAAGTTATGGCTTTTAATGAAGGTCGTAATCTCACCGTGGTAATAAACAAGACTGTAAAAATATTAATGAATTGGAATGGCCGTATGTATGAAGGTCGTGCCGCAGGCATGGACTTTGTAAGTTCTGGTCCAACTATTAGTAAAACACAGACTGGAAGATAAATGAAAATTGGATTGAGTTATAGCCGTTGCATTCGAGACATTGTTGATGGCGTAGTAGATATCGACGATGTGCTAGTTGTTATTGCTCGCACAAATTTTGATCCTCACGATGACGAGCAATGGCAAGGTATTTGGGAGGGCTATGCCGGAGGTTCTGCTCCGCAGACAATGCGTGGGTTGTTTAGTGGCTCGAACCCCGAATGGTTCGGTACTACTGATGAGGATGAAGATCGATATCGTAGTGTAACTATTGAGCTTTGGGAAACAGGCAAATTCCACCAACCACGTAAATTTGGTGCTCATCCAAGGCGCCGTCCGGAAATTTGGCTAGAAGCAGTATTGCCAAATGAAGAACTAGAAAAGAATCCTGCGGCTAAAATGGCTTGGGATAAGTTTCAAACTATCGCAGGACTTTCAAACGTTGAGTTAGATAAAAAATATCAATGAAAATCTGTATACTACTAGCCGCAGTTATGTTATCAGCTTGCCAGCCAAGTGAGCCGCGACCAAAAATTTTAACTCTTTCAGAAATGGAACATTTTCAAAAAGATTGTAGTAAATCTGTTGAGCAACTCAAACAATTGAAATATAATCAAAATGCAAAAAACTTTTCAGAAAATCCAGACGATCTTAATGATGAAGATCGTGCATATAATCGAGCATTAAAAGACAATATTTGGTGGTTCACTTACACTTGTAATCAGTCATGAAAAAAATTATCTTACTTTTAGCTGTGATTAGTCAATTTGCGTTTGCCGAATGTAATGTAAAAAATGCTAGTTTTTTAGCGAACGAGCACAATGTTGGAAATATAAAAAATTTCCGAAAAGTCATTACAACAGGCAAGTGTGTAGTTGATTTTGATATCACTGTGGATGGCGAAGTACACCATTTGCACGATTCCGAAACTGGCTTAGAACAAGAAGAAAGCCTGTGTTACTATGCTAAAGAACGAGCACGTAAAAATCTATTGTTGGATTTGGGCGGGACATTTCAATCGGAGGCAATTGTAAGTTGTAAAGAAGGTTCAAATCCTCCACCCCCTATTAAAAAGGGAGATACTATTTTGGAGAATGAAGTTGCCAAATTTAAATTCAAAAAATATTTTACATACAAAGGCGCTACATGCCGTATGTTCCAAGAACACTATTCAGTAGATCGAGAGTTGAGAGAATACCATGGAGTTATTTGCCAAATTGGCAATAGCGATACAAATTGGTTGGTAGTAGACAAATGGTAAAATTGAATGTTGACATTCGAGTGTACCTAGTATATAATTAACATACATTAACACACAGAGAGGCTTTTATGAAGGCATTTATTTTAGGCACAGTCTTTGGACTAGTACTAGCAACTGTTGGATTTTCTGGCATTGCTAAGATTATGGACAAAGGCGTAGACACAGTTAAAACACAGAGTCAGGAGTTGGCAAAATGAAAACAATAGTATCACTTATTTTAGTTTTGGCCTTGGCCGCTTGCTCTACAGTAGCAGGTGTAGGTCAAGATATTAAATCGTCCGCAGAATGGACAAAAGAAAAGATGGGTAAAAATCTATGAAAAAGTTTCTATTGCTAGTTCCAATTGCCGCTATTTTGACAGCTTGTGGCACAACTGATCCTTATGCTAAACGTGCCGATGCAGAACGCGAACGTCAAGAACGTTATGTTGAACGAGTTATCGATAAGTCTCCAAAATGGATGACAGAGATTCCTATTAGTAACTCGGCAGTATATGCTGCCGGTACAAGTGCTAGTGGTGATTATTCAATGGCTCTTCAAAAGGCCAAAGCGGATGCTTATGGTAAAATTTGTATGGCGGCTGGCGGTACTGCAAGTCAGCGTACAAAGATCTATAAAGCAGATTCTGCCACTGCTAGCTCAGAAGTTAGCGAAATGGTTTTGCGTACCAGTTGTAAAGAAGTAGACTTAACTGGTGTCGAAGTGGCTAAAGATGGTGTTAAAATGATCCAAGAAGGAAATCGCTATCGTGCATATGTCTTGGTTGTATTACCAACAGGTGATGCAAATATATTGCGTAAAGCCAAAGAACAAGCTAAACTACAAGAGCAAATTGCAAAACGTGCCCCGGATGCATTTAAAGAATTGGATAACTAATGATCAGAGAATATATTAACATTGTAGAGTCTATGGAGAAGGGGATCACCGATGAGTGGTTTGCTCACGGTAGTTTCGAAACCTATAAGCATCCTACTCCTATCCACTACAAAACTGCTATTGCTCCAGGTACTATTGAAACACTGGAAGGTCCAGTTGACTATCAAGCAGGTCATAAAATTATCACTGGTCCAAAAGGTGAACAGTATCCAGTGAACCCGGCAAAGTTTGCTGAGTACTATGATGACAACAAGGATGGCACAGCCACTCCTAAAAAAATTCACAAGCATGCCAAGTTGGCAGATCATGATGGTGTGGTAAAAGCATCGTGGGGCGATTTGAATTATAAGGCAGGTGAAGACTATATTGTACGTCACGGTGCTGGTGACTACGGTGTAGTAAAGAAAAATATCTTTGCCCAAACATACGATACATCTAATGTTCACAGTAACTGAATCTAATATTAGAACTATCCGATCTGGGGATCCTAAATTTTTAATCAAAGATACCCTTACCGTATGCCATCGAGCAAGTATAGAAATCTCCAAAGAATGCCCACGCGAATATCAACTAATCCTTGCCGAGTGTATCAGTAATGGGTGGATTAAACCGGTAGCGCATGTTTACGGAAAAGAATTAACAATGGATGCATTAAGATAAAGGAATAAAATGCCAAATTTAGTACCAATGGTGATTGAGCAAGAAGCTCGTGGAGAACGCAGTTATGACATTTACAGTCGCTTGCTCAAGGATCGTATTGTCATGTTAGATACTGATGTTAACGAGCATACATCTAGTTTGCTTGTAGCTCAGTTATTGTTTTTAGAAAGTCAAGGAAATGAAGACATTACATTTTTTATCAATAGTCCGGGCGGAGTGGTTACAGCTGGCATGGCTATTTACGATACTATGCAATTCATTAAGCCTGACGTTTGCACAGTCGTCATGGGCCAAGCCTGTAGTATGGGAAGTCTGCTTGCTACTGCTGGTGCTCCTGGCAAGCGTAAAATGCTACCGAACGCTAGACACATGATTCACCAGCCTAGTGGCGGTGCTGGTGGGCAGGCTACAGATATGGAAATCCAAGTAAAAGAGATCCTAAAGATGAAGCAGAATCTTACCCAAATTTATGTTAACCATAATAGTAAGGGCAAGACTTTTGAAGAGTTTTATAATGCTATGGAACGAGATAACTTTATGAGTGCCCAGGAAGCATTGGATTTTGGATTGATTGACGAGATTGTTACAAAACGCCCGTAAAACACGGGTTTTTTAGAAATCCATAGTACACTATAAATAGCTATGTCTAGGAGTGTACTATGGCCCAACTTCCATACGATTGGTCGGAATTAACCCGCAGTAATCTGTACTCTATGTTCTATTCACTTAACAGTGAAATAGTAGGTAACGAGCTATCTCCTAGCCAAATCCAAAAACGCATTATTAGACACATTAAAGCACATATCCCTTTAAAACTTAAAAAATGTTTATACGCACCGACTACTCCGGGTTTTGTTTTTATGGGCGGGGTATACTATAGCGATTTGGATCGAAAAGGCAAGCCTGCAATCGAAGTTAATTTTAACTATAATCCTAACGATAAAAAATTAAGATTAACGAATCATCGATTCAAACGAATGGCCATTAGATTTGCCGATGTTGTACTACACGAAATTGTACATCAGCGTCAATTTCGAGCAAGAAATTTCAAAAATATTCCTGGATATCAAAGCACAGCAGAATATGCTAAAGATCGTAAAAAGCAAGAGTACTACGGAGACCGGGACGAAATGGGTGCCCATGCTTTCAATACCGCTTGCGAATTGATAGATCGATTTGGTTATGATCCACACGCTATTGGTAAATATTTGGACTCAAATGACTGCCGTAGACACAAAAACTCCACTTGGAATGACTACTTAAAAACATTTGAGTGGAATCACAATCATCCAATTATACGTAGAATGAGAAATTTGATTATGCGTAATTTGGAAAATGCCTACTACGGTAAACCATTTAAGACAACAACACACTTGACATACTAATAAGTAGACTGTATAATATACACTTATACAGTTAATTATTGGAGTCAAAATGAGCGTTTGTGCCAGTCATATCTGGGATTTAGAAACACACAATTCCCGCCTTAACAAAGAAGCAATCATTGAAGTTATAGCCAAAGAAGGATGCGATGAATTCTTTGCAGGTTGCCGTCTTGCACTTGATCCAATGATAACTTTTGGACTTAAACAAATACCGGAGAAAACAGATGAAGATGGTCCTGGGCTTAGTTGGAGTAATTTTATTAGCGTTGTTGAGCGTTTACGTAATCGTGACCTCACAGGCAATGCCAGTCGTGATGCCGTTGATGCGTTAATTAAACAAGCTACCGAAAAAGAATGGAACGGTTGGTATCGTAGAATTTTAATCAAAGACTTACGCTGTGGTGTAAGCGAAAAAACAATTAATAAAGTAGTGGAGAAGAAATATGCTGACTATGCTATTCCCGTATTTGGTTGTCAGCTTGCTCATGATAGTGCTAATCATGAAACTAAAGTCGCCGGCAAGAAACTTATCGAAGTTAAACTTGACGGTGTCCGTGTTATCACTATCGTTCGTGCTGATGGTCGTGTGGATATGTTCAGTAGAAATGGTAAGGAACTTGCTAACTTCCCTCACATAGCAGAACAGATTTCGAATGTAATTAAACAAAAAGGTTCTAGCAAGAGTATGGACGTTGTGCTAGACGGTGAGATTATGAGTAGCAGTTTCCAAGACTTGATGAAGCAGGTACACCGCAAGGACAATGTAGAAGCAGGCGATGCCATTCTTAATTTGTTTGATGTATTGCCACTGGCAGACTTTGAGAAAGGTATTTACGACAAGGATCAAACTACTCGTAGTAGCATGGTCAAATTTTGGGTTGAACAGAATCAGCATTTGATTCCTAGTGTAACTTATGTTGCCAATGAACTTGTAGATTTGGATACAGAAGAAGGGCAAGCCCGTTACAAAGAAATCAATGCCAAGGCGATTGAAGGCGGATACGAAGGTATCATGCTTAAAGACCCCCTTGCTCCTTACGAATGTAAACGTAGCGTTGCTTGGTTAAAGCTCAAGCCATTTATTGAAGTTAGTCTAGCAGTAGTCGCAGTAGAAGAAGGTACAGGTAAAAATGTAGGTAAACTTGGTGCGCTAGTATGCGA